GAGGTACGAACTTCGAAGGCGTATTCTAATGAGCGGATGGAATATGCAATATGAAGAGGTAACTCCTGGGGGTCCTAATCCTTTGGCTTCCGGTGTGTCAGTCGCTCAACAGCAAAATCCATACGATTCGTTGAAAAAACTTTTTGGCGGAAACCTTCAGAGAAGTGGCGGCAACCTCCAAGATCTTTTTAGTCGCATAGGTCAGCAAACTGGGCAAATGCAAGGTGCTCCAAACTCCCAGTACGAAGGTCGTAATTCTGACGGCTCTATATTTAGATCGCAGTTTCCTATGGGGAATAATCCGCCTCGGCCTAGAGTAATGACTCAAGGCCCTGAAAGTATGCTACGGGTGCAAACAGGAATAAATAAACTAGGAATGCGCGGGAATAATCCGCCTCGTATGCCAAGCCGACCGGATATTAGGCAACGTTCAGAGTTTTACCAACCGCAGGGTCCTCAACAACCCCTGCGACAGGAGGCTGGGCATGATGCTTTAAATAGGCAGATTCAACAACGAATGGGTCAGTCTCAAGAACGCATGCAGCCCGGACTAAGCAAAGAGTTCTTAAGCGGTATATTTGGCGCCCAACGTCCGATGCCAAGTCAAATGCCATATCAAGATATGAGAGCTAGAATGCCTCAACGCATGAGGCCGCAACCTCGGGGGCCATTTGGCGGTGGTGGGCGACAAAGATTCCCACAGCCTCAACAGCCTCGAGGCCCTTTGTACGGACAGCAATATAACGGCGGCATGTACGGTCAGCAACCGCAACGACCACCCATGTATCCACAACCGCCGATGTACCCAAGACCACAACCGCAATATGGCGGTGGCATGTATGGCGGCGGTGGCATGTACGGCCAGCCCCAAAGACCTCCAATGTACGGTGGCGGATTCGGCGGTGGGATGGGCGGCGGAATGTACGGTGGTGGTGGTATGTATGGCCAACCACCGCAACAACAGTACGGCGGCGGTGGTATGTACGGCGGTGGTATGGGCGGTGGTATGTACGGCGGTGGTATGGGCGGTGGTATGTACGGTCAGCCACAAATGCAACAACCGCAGTATGGCGGTGGTGGATTCGGTGGCGGCATGGGTGGCGGTATGTACGGTGGTGGTTTTAATCAACAACAGCCGCAACAGCAACCTTATAATCCTTACGCCCAACCAATAATGGGTGGAATGCCAAAATTTAATATGCAGGCGATGTACTAATGGCGGGAAGAAGAAGACAAGTAGGAAGAAGTAAGCCATCGTCCATAGAAAGAGAAACTGGAAATCCTAGATCTCGATCTGGGACATCTGCTATCTATGCTGCAATAGCAAAAAAGGCTCGAGAGAAAAAAGAAAAAGAAGCTAAGGCCAAAGCTGCAAAAGATAAAGCTGCAAAAGAGCTAAAGCAAAAAAACGCTCAGGCTGCTGAGGATAAAAGATTAAAGCTTGCCGCTCAAAAAGAAGCGAATGAGTTAGCTAGGGCAGAGGCCGAAGTTAATTCAAGAAAGCAAAGAGAAGATGCTTCAAGAAGAATGATACAAATGGCAGAAGCTTCTGCCAAAAAAGCAAAGGATAAAAAGGCTAAAGAAGCTGCTGACAAAAGAATTGCGGAGGCAAAGGCGAAAGCAGAAGAGCTTGCTGCAAAAAGAGCTGAAGCAGAAAAGAGGCGTGCAGATAAAGAAGCTGCCGCTGCAAAAGCCGCAAAAGAAAGAGAAGCTAAAGCTGCTGCGGATAAAGAGGCATTAGCAGCGGCTAATAAAGCTGCTGAGGAAAAAGCTGCCAAGCAAGCTGCAAGATTAGAGCAAATACGAATTCTTGAGGAAAGAGAGCAGTTTCGTCGTGGCGAGCAGCTACAAATAAGGCAACAAGAAGCGAAAAGAATAAGAGAAGCAAAGGCGGCGGCAGATGCCAAGGCAGCGGCGGATGCAAAGAAAGCGGCAGATGCCAAGGCAGTAGAAGATAAGCGTATAGCTGATGCGAAAGCTGCGGCTGAAGCTGCGCGTGCTGCTCAAGATAGAAAAGCTGCGGCTCAAGCTGCAAAAGAGTTAAGAGAAGCAAACGAGGCCAAAGCTGCGGCTGAAGCAAAACGCGTTGCAGATGCAAATCGAGAAGTTAAAACAGTAAACTTTACCCCTGATCAACTGGTTGACAAGTACAACAATTCTCGAGGTGCTCAAGACTTTAAACTAACCTCAAGCTACGATCCTAAGACTAACACCTTTATTGAGGATGTAAGTGCTTTTGGTTTTGAAGGAGATGCGGCTACTAATACCTATACTCCTGAAGAATTTATAGCAAAGCTTGGGTACAAAGGAGATGATTATAATACCTTTAGCTTTGTTCAACCACAACAGCTACAAGAAGCACCTCCCTTACAAGAAGCGCCTACAGGCTCTATGGAGCGAACAAGAGTTGTAGATCCTGTAGGGTCTGTTGGTAATTCAGACCCAGAACGTAAAGGCAACGAAGATCCTTCTCTTCAAAACACAGTAGCGCCTATGTGGGCGGCTCAACCTCCAGAGTTTAAGTTTACTGCTGAACCTGTACCCAGAATTAATCCTGCTTGGAATGGGCTTGAGGAGTGGAAAGCGCAACAACAAGACCCAGAGCCCACGCCTCCCACGCCTCCTGATTCTTTAACGGGCGGCATTTTTGATGTTGATCCAAACATGAGCGAGGTTGATCGCTTAAAAGAACAATATCGAATGATGGAGTCTCAACGATTCATTGTTGACCCTGGCCCAGAACATTGGCAAGAACTTAAAGCGTTAGCTAATCAAATTAAAGAATTGGATCCTAGTTTTGAAAGCCCGTGGGTTATATCTGGAACTGAAGAGCCCAAGTCACCTTTCGCGCCAGAATATCCATTTGAAGAAGGTCCAAGAGATGGACCTAAAACGGGACCTGCGCCCACGCCTCCCGTGATGATTCCAGGCGGAGGCATTGATACTACTTCTGGCCTTGGCGCTAATCCACAAGGATATCAGGACCTTAAAACTGCTCCCGCAGGATTTAATTGGTCTGGAGGTACAGTAAGAATTTCCCCTGAAAGTTTTTATAATCCAACAACAGGTGAGGAATGGACAGCAAATGCTGCTGGATGGGTTCCTCCTCAAGGCTGGGTTAAAGGAAAAAAACCAACAAGCGAACAGCCAAGTCCAGACCCCGCGCCTACACTGCCAGATATGCCAGTGCAGCCTGCGCCAGAGCCATTGCCCGAATCACCGGCTCCTAAGCCTCCCACCTTTATTGACATGGATCCGCTTAAGGGTATGCGAGATCAGTTTGTTCCAAGAAACATTCTTGGCCAATCTTATGATCCGCAGGTTCGAGAAGACTTTGCTAGACAAATGCAGTCTGGCGCAAACATAACGAGCACGCCAAGCTATCAAATGCCGACATCGCCAATACCGCAAACTCAGTTTGGCGGGTATGGACAACCAATGCCGATGTCTCCGCTGGCACCTTATGCAGGACTTGGCGCCGCACCGCTTCGACCGACTGACTACAATGAGCCATACGATGAAGACGCGCTTCCAGGCGGTCCATCAGGTCCGCGTGATGGGGGCGGTGTATTTTAATGGACGCAGTCGCATTAGCATCATACATATTTAGTAAGCTTAAAAAGCTTGAAGAAGGTCATGTGGAGTTCTTGACCGGTGGTAACATAAAGACAATGGAGGACTACAAATTCGTGATGGGTGAATTATCGATGCTTCGCACCCTTCGCGCTGAACTAAAAGAAGCGTTGCAATTTGAAGGAGACCCCGATGAGTAATCTGTCAGCAGATACTCTCGCTAAATCGTCATTAACTGACGCATATGTGAGTAGTCAAGAGCGTGTTCTAAATCCAGAACTTCTGGATAAAACACTACTGGAAAGAATGCCCAACCCCACAGGTTGGCGACTTCTTGTTTTACCTTATAAAGGCAAAGGCGTAACTGACGGTGGTATTGTTTTAACCAAACAAACCATGGATAAGGAAGGTCTGGCGACTGTTGTTGCCTATGTCTTAAAAGTAGGCCCACTAGCCTACCAAGATGCTGATAAGTTTAATGGCATGCCTTGGTGTGAGGAAGGTCAATGGGTGTTAATAGGTCGATACTCAGGAGCTAGATTCTCTTTAGAGGATGATTCTGAAGTTCGAATTATTAATGATGATGAAGTGATTGGGACCATTATGGATCCCGATGACATCAAGTCCGCAACTTGAGGTGAAACATGTCAGAACAAACGTTAAGCGAAGCTTTATCTGATATCGACGTTGATTTAAATATCAGCGATAAAGATATAGAAAGCGCAGCAGTACCAGAGTATGCAAGAAAATCTAACGATGAAGTTCAAGAAGAGTCTACTTATGTAGAGCTTTCTGATGAAGAACTTGCCGAAATATCTCCTGCTACAGAAGATGTAGTAGAAGAAGATTTCGATTATGAGGAAGATGATGGTGCAGAATCTGAAGCTGACCGAAAGGTAAGAAGTGCTCAGGACCGAATTAACAAGGCTGTTAAGCAGGCGAAAGAGTTTCAACGTCGAGAACTGCAAGCGATTCAATACGCGAAGCAATTGCAAGATCAGAACAGAGAGCTTTCAAACAAGTATAAACAAACCAGCGTTAATTCAGCGGCCCAAAATCTACAGATACAAGAAAGTTATTCTAAAGAGTTTCAAGGCCGGATTGAGGCGCAAGCTGATTCTGCTAAAAGAAACCTTCAGAAAGCTTACGAATCTGGAGATCCCGAAGCTATGGCAGAAGCTCAACAGCTTATTGCCAGAACCGAAGCTGACAGAAGTTCTTTAGCTCAATACAAGCGCGAGCTTGCAAAGTATAAAGAAGACTATCAGCAGTGGGCTTCTAGGCAGCAGGAGTCTGAACCTGAATATCAAATTTCAAATGACTATGTCCAAGAAGAGCCTCAATATCTTGAGCCTTCAGAGAGCGCACAAGAGTGGGCTGCTAAGAATGAGTGGTTTGGAACTGATAGGGTTATGACTAATGTAGCCTTTGCTGTGCATGATGAGCTTGTCCGATCAGGAATTGACTTGGAGTCACAAGAGTACTATTCTGAAATTAATCGCAGAATTCGACAGGAACTACCTCACAAGTTTCAGAATGAACGACCCGCAGGAAACACTAATAAACCCGTCCAAACCGTTGTTTCCGGTACGCGCATAAAAGGAAGTGGACGCAATCAAAATGACCGTAGGATTGAATTGTCACCTAGCGAGCAACAGCTTGCCAAAAAACTAGGTGTTCCATTCAAAGAATATGCTAAACAAAAAATGAGGTTGGAAAGATCATGAGCGAAGACATAAAAGAAAAAGGCGGATCTGGAATGAAAAGGACTCCACGGAGTTCTGATACTAGGGATGCTTTACAAGCTCGGAGGCCATGGACGCCACCTCAAATCTTAGAAACACCCGAACCTCCTCCAGGGATGAAGTATCGATGGCTGAGAACGCACATTCGAGGCGAGGATGATAAGACTAATGTTCACATGCGATTGCGAGAAGGCTACGAAGTAGTCAGTCCGGCTGAAGTTGCAGGCTATGATTTGCCTATGAATGAAAGCGGATCTCAAGCAGGAAGTGTTGGCGTTGGTGGTTTGATGCTTGCAAAAATCCCAGAAGAAACAGCAAATGAGCGGAATGCTTACTTTCAAAATAAAACTGAAAACCAAATGAGCGCGGTTGACAATAATTTGATGAAAGACGAACATCCCTCAATGCCTTTTTCTAATGAAAGGAAGAGTAAGGTAACCTTTGGCGGTTCTAGGAAATAGAACCATTTTTGATTGTGTTTAAGGAGAACTAAAATGGCGAATAAAGACGCCCCATTTGGCCTCCGGTATGTTCGTAATATTCAGGGGAATTACAATTCTTCTGGTCAGTCTCGTTATAGAATAACGACTGCTGATGCGACTAACACTACTAAGATCTACGCGGGTGACATTGTTACTCAAACTACATCTGGTATTGTTACTCGAATTGCGCGTGCAGACGGCGGTTCAGCAACTTCCGACATTATTGTCGGTGTATTTAACGGTTGTTTCTACACAGATCCTACGACCAGCACTCCTACTTGGAGTAACTATTGGCCTGGAAATGCAGCGACTGATGCAATTGCTTTTATTTTCGATCATCCTATGGATGTTTTTGAAATTCAAGCAGACGCAGCATTCCCGATTGCAGATCTGTGGGGTAATTTCGACCTTGTTGATAACACTGATACTGGTAGCACAGCTTCAGGACTCTCTTATGTAGAGCTTGATGTTTCTACCGGCGCTACAACAGCGACATTACCGTTCAAAGCCCTGGATATTTCTGGTGACCCAGACAATTCAGATGTAGGTTCAGCCAATACTAACGTGCTTGTCACCATTCAGAATCATCTGTTTGGCCAAAAGCAAGTTGGTTTAGCTTAAGGAGTTAATATATGGCTATTTCAAGAGCCCAATTAGCCAAAGAGCTAGAGCCTGGCCTCAATGCTTTATTTGGTATGGAATACGCTCGTTATGACAACGAGCATGATGAAATCTATGAAACAGAATCTTCTGATCGTGCATTCGAAGAAGAAGTTTTGATCGTAGGTTTCGGTGACGCAAAAGTTAAGACTGAAGGTCAAGGCGTATCTTTTGATAACGCTTCTGAAGGCTTTACTGCTCGTTACACCCACGAAACCGTGGCATTGGCATTTGCTTTGACAGAAGAAGCTGTCGAAGACAATCTCTATGACCGACTCGGCGCACGTTATACGAAGGCTTTGGCCCGTAGTATGGCGCACACCAAGCAGGTTAAAGCTGCTAATGTCCTAAACAATGCGTTTAATACTAACTTTGCTGGTGGTGATGGCCAACCTTTGGTCAGCACAGCACACCCGCTTGCTTATGGCGGTACTCTTGCGAATCGGGCAACTACTATGTCCGACTTGAACGAGACTTCGCTTGAAAACGCACTGATCACTATGTCAACTTTTGTTGATGATCGAAACATGATCTTGGCTCTTCAGGGAACCAAGCTGATTGTTCCGCCTCAGCTTCAGTTCGTAGTTGATCGTTTGCTCGAGACTCCTGGACGAGTAGGCACAGCAGACAATGACATCAACGCCGTCAAGAATATGGGTATGCTTCCGCAAGGTTATGCAATCAACCATTTCTTGTCAGACACTGATGCATGGTTCTTGCTGAGTGACTGCCCAGATGGGTTTAAGCACTTTGAAAGAAGCCCGATTTCTACTTCTATGGAAGGCGATTTCGATACCGGCAATGTTCGCTATAAGGCTCGAGCTCGTTACAGCTTTGGCTACAGCAACCCTCGCTGTGTATTTGGTTCACAAGGCGCTTAATGTTTCATGTGAAACAAAGGGAAAGGTGGTCGTTTGACCACCTTTTTTTTATCTCAAATTTGATCTAGACTGTATGAACTGAGACAAATTAGTTTTAGCGACCGACTCAGCGGACGTTACGAAGACGCTAAAACGAATCCTTTCGTAAGAGGTGAATACCATGGCACAAACTACTTTTTCTGGTCCCGTTAAATCTTTAGCTGGCTTTATTACTGCCGGTGTAAACAGCAGTGTTAGCTTATCTGCGGACACAACCCTAACGGTTGCGACTCATGCCGGTAAAATTATTATGCTGAACGATGCTGATGGCAAGTTTACTTTGCCCTCTATTTCTTCAGCCACTCCTAATGATCCTACTTCTCCCGATCAAGCAAACAACATCGGCGCTTCGTTTTTCTTTTATGTAGAAACCGCAGCAACCGACCTTGATATCTTGACTGACGGCACTGACAAGTTTGTTGGCGCGGCAATGGTTGCCGTAGATGATGGCGCTAAAAAAGCGTTTATTCCAGCAGCCTCTAACGATGTCATCACCTTGAATGGCTCAACTAAGGGCGGACTTGTCGGCAGTGTTGTTAAAATTACTGCTATTGACGCTGCAACGTACTTAGTTCATGACTCTTTATTGCTAGGTTCAGGAACGATTGTTACTCCTTTTGCTGATGCTTAATCAATTAATTTAGGAGAATAACAATGGCTGATGCAGTAACTTCGCAAACCATTCAGGACGGCGAGCGTAAAGCCGTCCTAAAGTTTACCAATGTCAGTGATGGAACTGGTGAGTCAAACGTAGTCAAAGTTGATGTTTCTGCTTTGACTACAAACTCATCTGGGAACGCCTGTACTAAAGTAACTGTTACGCAAATTTGGTGGCAGTGTGTTGGGATGGGAGTAGAGTTGTTATGCGATGCAACGGCAAATACTCTGATCATCGGGCTATCCCCTGACAGCAATGGTTATCATGATTACACGCCATTTACCGGCATACCAAACAATGCTGGATCCGGTGTAACAGGAGACATTCTGTTTACGACAATAGGCGCAAGTGCCGGTGATACATACACTGTCATTCTTGATCTGATAAAGGAATATTAATGACAACTTCTGGGACCAGAGATTTTGAGCCAGATGTCGCGGAATACATAGAAGAAGCGTTTGAGCGTTGCGGTCTAGAGTTTCGCACAGGTTATGACGGGATTACCGCAAGGCGATCCCTGAATCTCTTGTTGGCTGACTGGGCCAACCGTGGGTTAAATCAGTGGACAATACAGAATACGTCTACAACTTTAACTCAAGGCGCAGAGTTTATTGAGCTTACAGGCTCTACAATAGACGTTTTAGATGTTGTTATTAGAAGAACCGAAGGCGGGGAAACAACTGATATACAGATGGCTCAAGTTAGTCGATCTGCCTATTGGAATATTCCTAACAAGAATACTCAGTCAAGACCAAGCCAATGGTTCCTGGACAAGCTCATAACGCCAAAGCTTTACATTTGGCCTGCTTCTGAAAACAACACGGATCAATTGATCATTAATCGATTAGTTCGGATTGAAGATGCAGATGCAAGCGCCAACACAATGCAAATGCCGTTTAGGTTTTATCCTTGTT